CGTCACGTTTGAAGACCTTGGCAAGTTGAGCATTGACGAGTTGCAAAACAAGGTGGTCAAGAATCTGGCCGCGATTGAAGACCCAATCACGCGCAATGCCAAAGCGATGGAGGTGTTTGGCAAAGCGGCAAAGGGTGTTGATTTTGTCGGTTTTGCTGCCAGCATGTCTGAGGTCAACGGCATCACAGAACAGCAAGCACAAGCCTTTCAAGATGCTGCTGATGTGGTTGGCTATTTTGAAAAAGTGGCGCGTGACTTCAACCTTGTTTTGGTAACAGAACTTGGCCCGGGGTTAAAAGCAACACTTGACTACATTGGCGACCTCAAACCGTTGCTGTCTGGAGCGGGCACGGTTTTCAGAACGGTGTTTGAAACTATTGCTGTGCTTGGCGCAAACGTGGCATATGTTTTTAAGACGATTGGGGCTGAGATTGCTCACACGTTTGAGAATGCCAAGCTGCTTGCTAAGTTTGATTTCAAAGGCGCAAGAGCGGCCAATGAAGCGTATGACGCAAGGATGCAGCAAAAGCGGCGCGAACTTGACGAGTTTGAACAGCGCATCATGGGCAGAAGCGCGGCCAACGATTCAACGCCAACAAAACCCGAAGGAAAGCCCGGTGGCCCAACGCGAAGCACAACACGCGGCGTTGACAAAGAAGCCTTGGCAGAGCAAAGGCGTCTAAAAGCCGAAGCCGAAAAGCTGGCAACCAAAGAGGCGGCAGAAGCGGAAAAGCGAAAACAACTGCTGTTGAGGGCTTTTGGTGAAGAACAGCGTCAGATTGAAGAAACAAACCGTTTGGTTGCCGAACAGGAGACAATGTTTCAGCGCGGCAACTTGGCAATGTTTGAGCGTCAGCGTTCTGCCAGCATTGATATTGAGCGCAACAAAGAGTTGCTTGAACTTGCGTTCCAAGGCCGAAATATGCGCGGCGAAGATTTGCAACTTGCTCAGGAACTCAAGCAAGTCGAATGGAAGCGTGTAGATGCGATTCGCGCAATCAACGCTGACCAAACGCTTGACCGCGAAGCGCGTGCAGCAGCCTTGCAGCGGGAAAACGAACTGGCGCAGAAGTCTGTTGACCTTGCCAAACAGCGCAACGAACTGACGAAGCAAACCCGCCAAGGAACTATGTCAGAGGGCTTTTTCAAAGCAATGGCAGACGCAGCCCGCAATGCTTCAACAGAGTTTGAGCGCGGGCAACAAGCATTCCAGTCAGTAATGGGCAACATGGAATCAGCCATCGACAGCTTTGTGAAGACAGGAAAATTTGCCTTCAAAGACTTTGCCCGCAGCGTCATCCAAGACCTGATTGCTATCCAGATGAAGGCGCAAGCCATTGCTCTTATCAACATGGGCCTCAAGGCTATGGGGTTTGGTGGCTTGTCTTTGCCCGGCAGGGCGGCTGGTGGCCCGGTGTCGGGTGGTTCGCCTTACATCGTGGGTGAGCGCGGCCCTGAACTGTTTGTGCCGTCCGGCTCAGGTGCAATCGTGCCCAACAACCGGCTTGCGGATGCAATGGGCGGCAGTCAGCCCCAAGTGGTCTACAACGGCCCCTACATCGCAAGCATGAGCGCGATTGACACGCAATCCGGCATGCAGTTCCTGATGCAAAACAAACAGTCCATTTGGGCGGCGAATCAGTCCGCTCAAAGGTCATTGCCAGTGAGTAAGTGATATGAGCCTTCAAACCATTTTGTCCATCTGCGAATCCATTGGAATCAATGACCAGCGATTTGTTGGTCAGACGGTCAGCCGCAACCAAAAAATTGTCACGTCAGAAGTGATGACGGTTGTGCCGTTTGTGTTTGACCTCAAGCCAATGAACTATTTGCTGTATTCGCAGAACCGTGGGACGCTAAACAGCTTGCGCATACCTGACAGGGCGTTGGAACAGTACCTTACATTTGGCACAACAGGCTGGCTTAACTACATTCGCTATCAAGGCGAAATGACTCCAGCGCAAATTAGTGCGTGTCGTTGGCAAACATCAAGCGCACTGAAAACATTGGTGCTTGGTTCGTTGCCAACCGTTGCCTCAACTGTGGTGCTTTTTCGTGCCGGTGATTTTGTTCAGTTTGGGCGGTACACCTACATCGTGACAGCGGACGTTTTGCGCGGCATAACGTCAACTGTTGTTGTACCGGTTCACCGCAACTTGATTGCACCAACAGCAAGCGTCATTCCGTTGGTTGCGGGCCAGTTCGGAACCACAACAGGCTTCACGGCAACATACACAGGCATAACCTTCCCCGTCATCTTGCGCGAGTACCCGACATACACGCTTGTGCCAATGACCAATGATTCGTTCATTCAATGGAATGGCGGCTTCAAAGCGTTTGAGAGCGTGCTATGAACAACATTGCCCCGGTTCAAAACACCAACAACATTCGTGTTGCGGATTTCGTCAGGATTTTTTCGTCAGGCGGCACTTACTTGTTGTCATCCTGCCCGTATCAAATCACAGTCCCGGCAGTGTCAACAACACCATTCACGCCCGCAAGCGTTTTGATGAAAGTTGGCGATGTTCAGCGCGACATTAAGTCAACAGCCAACGAGACAACGGTGTCGTTGTCTGGTATTGAAACCACCATGCTTGGTTTTGTTTTGGGCCAAAACATCAAGGGTTCCAAAATTGAAATGTGGCACGGGTTCTTTGACAGCACTGGTGCGTTAATTACGACCGGGGGCACGGGTGGCTTGTATCAGTTTTTCAGCGGCTACATCACGAGCTTTTCCATCAGCGAAAGTTGGATGGAAGAAGCCAAAGCATATTTGGCAACCATTTCTGTATCCGCCTCATCTACGCAATTGATTTTGCAGAACCGGATTGCGGGACGCTACACCAACAACAACTCATGGCAGTTCTTTGCGCCCGGGGACACCAGCATGAACCGTGTTGGGTTCATTGAAACAATCAACTATTACTTTGGCAAAGATGCGCCCGCTGATTCGTGAAGCCTCACCACACGACATTCCCGCGTTGCTTGATATGCTGCGCAGGTATCGCGCCAACATGCCGTATGGTTTTTTGCAGGACGCGGATGATGCTGAACACGTTACGCAGATGCTTACAAACCTGATGGCGGGGCAAGGTCTTGTGTTGGTTGCTGAGACAGACAAACTGATTGGCGTCTTGATGGCGGGCATCATGCCAAGTCTTTGGTCTCCAAAACATACGATGCTGACTGAGTTTGCTTATTGGATTGAGCCGGAACATCGTGGGGGCACTGCCGGGTATCGGTTGCTGAGTCAGTACCTTGAAGCGGGAATCAAGCTGAAAGAAGATGGCCGTGTGTGTCACATCTTCATGAGCAAAATGGTCAACAGTCCAGACCTCAGTTATGAGCGTTTTGGGTTTCGCAAACTTGAAGAATTTTGGGTGATGTAAATGCCGGGTTCAATTATCGCAACAGCCGTCTTTGGTCTGACAGCCGGAACATTTGCGGCCGCAGCAACAGCCTTTGCCATCAACATGGTTGCTTCAACAATCATTGCGCGGGCTTTTGGCCCCAAAGGTTTAGGCGACTCGGCCAACGGCGGCCCAAATCCCGGGAACAATCAACAAATTGGCCCTGCTGGTGACAACAAAGTTCCGGTCATATACGGGACAGCCTTCACGGGCGGCATCATCACTGACTTGTCAATCAGCAGCGACAACCAGACAATTTATTACGTTCTGACTTTGGCAGAAGTGACCGGGAGCGAATACGGCGCAGCGGACACGTACACGTTTGGCAATGTCTATTTTGGTGGCAAGCTTTGCGTTTTTGATGGCACTGACGCCTCAAAAGTTGTTGGTTTGCAGGATGAGTCAACCAATCAAACTCAAACCAACGTGGATGGCAAGCTAAACATCTACCTGTTCCGCAACGGTTCAAGCTCAGGGGTTAACACGACCCAGACGGCAATTCAAATCTTGCAAGAATCAGGTTTGGTGTACACATGGGACGCGTCAAAGCAAATGACAAACGCGGCCTTTGCGATTATCAAAATGAAGTACAGCGCAAGCGCGAACCTTAACGGGATTCAACAGACCCGTTTTCAGTTGACCAATTCGCGCAGCAGTCCCGGCGCGTGTATTTATGATTTTTTGCGTTCAGAGCGGTACGGCGCGGCCCTGATGGACTCGCAGATTGATTCGGCCTCACTTGCGGCGTTGGACACATACAGTTCGCAGTTGATAACGTACACGCCATTCACAGGCGGTTCTGCGACTTTGCAAAGATTCAGATTTGACGGGTTGCTTGACATGAACAACACGGTCATGACAAACCTTCAATCACTTTCAACGTGCTGTGATTGCCTTATCAAGTTCAACGAAATCACGGGCAAGTGGGGAGTTATTGTTCAGCAGCCAACCTACACCGTGGTGATGGACATTAACGACAGCAACATGGTGTCCGCAATTCAGGTGACTCCACTTGACCTTGCTTCCAGCTACAACATCATTGAAGTCAAGTTCCCTGACGGAACTTCCAAAGACACTTTCAACTCAGCCTCATTCGATTTGTCGGTTGTCAATCCGGCTTTGATGTACCCCAACGAGCCGGTCAACAAACAGACCGTCAGCTTGCCACTGGTGAACAACAGCGTGCGGGCGCAGTACATTGCCAACCGTTGCCTTGAGGCGGCGCGTGAAGATTTGCAAGTGCGCGTGACAATCGACTACACCGGCATTCAGCTTGAGGCTGGTGACATTGTGACTATCACAAACAGCAATTACGGGTGGGCGGCAAAAGTGTTCCGCGTTACACAAGTGATTGAAAACTTTACTGATGACGGACAGGTGACGGCTTCCTTGTCGTTGAGTGAATACAACGCGTCTGTGTATGACGATGTGAACGTCACGCAATTTACGCCAGCACCGAACACGGGCATTGGCTCACCGTTGACGTTTGGCACTTTGTACGCGCCCACCTTCACCAACATTTTTACAAATGCGGCCACTCCAAGTTTTGATGTTGCCGTGGTAAGTTCAAGCAACGGCATTGTTCAGTACGCAGAGGTGTATTACAGCGCGTTCCAGTTCCCAACAGCGGCGCAACTTTTCTTGGCGGGAACAACGGCAATCAATTCAAACGGCAACCCTTACGCGCCAAACTCGGCAATGGGCAACGTCAGAATGTCAGACATGCCGCAAGGTGATTGGTATTTTTTCGTGAGGTACGTCAACGCTGTTGGGGCAAGCAATTTTTCTGGCGCGTCAGCCGTCATTGCGTGGAGGCCGTCAACTTATCAATACGTCAACAGATGGATTGCGGTTGCTTACGCTACCAACGCAACGGGCACGGCGGGATTTTCTTTCAATCCGCGCAACAAAACTTATTTTGGGTTGCTTAACACAACAACCGCAAATACAAGCAACAACCCTGCGGACTACACATGGTATGCGGGGAACTTTGGGACAGCCAACTATTTGCTGTTTGCAAGCCGGGGAGAACGAAAAGTCAGCGTTGCGGTTGGCAATGCCGGATTCAGCAATTTGGGCGGCGCATTTGTTCCGTCTGAATCAGCGTTGTACGACTCATCCGTGTGGGGTGCGCTTGAGGACGGTCAAAACTACATTGATCTTGATTCGAGGTCAGGGCAGTTGACAAAGGCGGGCACAACCGCAGTCAGCAGCGCAGACGGCTTGTTGAGCGTAACCAACAACACAAACGGCTCAATGATTGTGTCGCTGCAAAAGTTTTTGAATTTTGGCAGTGGCGTGTACAGCAAAACATTTGACGCGGCCACACTGACCATTGACGTGTACGGGCGCGTGGTGGGGTTTACTGAGCCGGATGCGTTTTATTACACGGATAATCAATTTACAGCCACGGCGGGGCAAACCAGCTTTGCGGTGACGCATGTTGTGGGTAACGTCCTTGTGTTCCGTGACGGTGTTTTGCTTGACCCTTCCGAGTACAGCGAAACAACAACAACCGTTGTCATGGCTGTTGCTTGCGCGGCTGGAGAGATTGTTGAAATTATCAACATGCGGGCAGTCAGCACCAATCAATACTATGAGCCGCTGACCACAACAATTGCCAGCAGCACCTCAACAACCGTCACTTACGTTGCGGGGCCAGATCAAATCATTGAGGCTGGCGACCAACTTTGCTTTGCGGCGGCACAACCAGCACCAGCGGACACGGTGACTTCATTTGCGGTGTCGGCTGTTAATCCCGCAACCAAGGTCATTACTTTCAGCACAACAATTTCTGGCGCAACAACGGGCTTGCAAATTTTTCGCAAGCGGGCGGCTGGCTCAACGTACCGACCATTCAGCCGGTGGACGGTTGATTTGACGGCGGCAAACAGCTACACCCCAACACAATTCACTATTCGCAACGGGTTTGAATCTGTTTACGTCAATGGGGCGCAGTTGAGTGAGGTTGACTATGACTTGACTGACACAACTTTGGCTGGTTTCCCATCGCTGTTGACGGGCAAGCTGACCATAATTTCGTACAGTGAAAACAACTTTGGTGTGCCAGCATCAAACGTGACCAACACGGTGGCGTATTCATCAGCGGGGGCTTTATCCTACGTTTTCCCCAACAACCCGTTGGCACTGGAAATTTACGCCAACGGCGCACTGTTGTCCAAAGGCTCAACAGCAGACTACACGTCAACGTCTGCCGGGTACAACTTGGTCACGGCTTTCAACAACAACTTCACCTTGCTGAACCAGCAAACATTCGCCAGAATTGGCCCGGCATAAAGGAAAAACATGACACAGGCATTCAACCTTTCACAACTTGCAAACAACCTTGATTCAACAGGGCGTCTTGACGCAACAGACGGTTTGGTGAACTCAGTTCCCGTTGCAAACGGCGGAACCGGAGCGTCAACAGCGGCGGCAGCAAGAACCAACTTGGGAGTGGCGGAGGCGTCATTTTCAATCCCAAGCGGCGGAATCATTATTTGGAGCGGCGCACAAGCAGCTATTCCGGCGGGATGGTTATTGTGTAACGGGGCAAACGGCACGCCAGATTTGCGCGACCGTTTTGTTGTCGGTGCGGGCAATTTGTACGGGGTTGCAGCATCAGGAGGCAGCAGAGACGCCATTGTGGTTACTCACACGCACACGACCAACACGGCTGGCGCACACCAACACTTGACGGTTTACAACGCGGCATCAGATGACCCAAATCAATTCTCGCCAACGGTTTATTCAAACAAATCCCTTGCCGGTATTGGCCCAAGTGGATTTGAGGCTTACACGCTGAACGGTTCATCGCAGTCCGCAAACGGTGGCTTAACAACCACGGCGGGCGACCACACTCACAGCGTAAATTCCGCTGGTTCGTCCGGGACAAACGCCAACTTGCCGCCTTATTACGCTTTGTGCTACATCATGAAGTCTTGATGGATTTTTCAGGTTCCGGCACAATCAAACAATTCCGCAGCCCTGTGAGTGCATGGGGCAGCGTCACCACCCGGGAAAGGGGAACCTCATGGCTGTCTTCAATAAAAACTCGCTTACACAAGTCAGCGGATTCGACAACCCCATCATTGCGGGTGAACTGGTTTGGCAGCAGCGCACATTTTGGAATCTTGCGCTGACCGGCGAAGATGGCGTCACGCCAGTTGACCTCACGGGCGCAACTATTGACGCGCAAATCGTTCGCAGAACCCTTTCCAACGTCAAGGACACGCGATATGGCCTGTCATTCGACATTGCGGATTACGTCCCTGCACCTACCCCTGTACCTCTAACAATCGTCAATCGCGTAAACGCATCTGGCATGTTTACGGTGGTCATTGACGATTCATCTTGGGGCTTGATTTCAACCGACCCTGAGATGCGAATCGACAGCATCAATGGAGCGGGTTTTTCCGGGCGAATCAAAATCAGTTTCCCGGCTGTTGGCGTAATTACCCCGGCTGAAGACAACATCATTTTCCTGTTCTTCATTGTCAGGTCTGATGCAATCGTCAAGGTCTAAGGGGAAACCACATGGCACAAATTACAGTTGAAGCCATAGCCAACAACGTCAACATACAAGTTACGCCACAGGCAAGGCAAATCGTTCAAGTCAACCGTGGTCAACCCGGCCCACCCGGGCCAAACGCCATAGGCGGCTATCCAATCAGCGTTTCAAACCCGTCCAACTACGATGCGCTGATGTTTTTAGACAACGAGTGGACAAACGTGCCTCAAGTGGAAATCACTGACGGCGGAAACTTTTAAGGAGTCAGCATCATGGCAAACACAATTCGCATCAAGCGCAGAGCAAACGGTGGTGGTGCTGGCGCACCCACAACCCTTGAAAACGCGGAACTGGCGTTCAACGAACAAACGAACATCCTGTACTACGGCACGGGGACGGGCGGCTCAGGGGGTAGCGCAACCAGTGTCATTCCGATTGCGGGCAATGGCGCGTTTGTTGACACCTCAACCAACCAAACCGTTGGTGGCACAAAGACTTTCAGCAACACGATTGCCGGGTCAATTACGGGTAACGCGGGCACGGCAACCACACTGGCAACAGGCCGCACCATTGCCATCACGGGTGACTTGTCGTACACCAGCGGCTCATTTAACGGCAGTGCCAACGTCACCGGCACTGGCACGCTGGCGACCGTCAACAGCAACGTGGGCACGTTCCTCAAAACCACGGTCAACGCTAAAGGTCTGGTGACGGCAGCAACGTCCGCCAACATCAACGATTTGACTGCGCCAACGGCTGACTATGGTTTTGGCGGCTTCAAAATTACCGGCCTTGCCGACCCCGTGAACGCGCAAGACGCGGCCACAAAAGCATACGTTGACAGCACGGCGCAGGGTTTGGACACCAAAGCATCTTGCGTTGTGGCGACTACGGCCAACATCGCAACCCTGAGCGGTTTGCTGACCATTGACGGCATTACCGTTGTTGCTGGCGACCGGGTGCTGGTGAAAAACCAGACCACGCAATCTGCCAACGGAATTTACGTTGCAAGCGCAACAGCTTGGGCGCGTTCATCTGACATGGATGCTTGGGCTGAGTTCCCTTCCGCGTACACCTTCATCGAGCAAGGCGCAACACAAGCGGACACCGGTTGGGTTTGTACCGTCAACCAAGGCGGCACGCTTGGCTCAACGGCTGTGACATGGGCGCAGTTTAGCGGCGCGGGCACTTACACCGCTGGCACAGGCTTGACCCTGACCGGAAGCGTGTTCAGCATCACCAACACGGCGGTGACGGCTGGCAGCTACGGCGGCGCGTCTCAAACCCTGTCTGCGACTGTCAACGCGCAAGGCCAACTGACCGCTTTGTCTGCTCAGGCGATTGCCATTGCCAACACACAGGTGTCCGGCCTTGGAACCATGTCAACGCAAAACGCGGCAAGCGTGGCAATCACCGGTGGCAGCATTACAAACCTGACCACCTTTGACGGCATCACGATTGACGGCGGCACATTCTGATTCACAATCCGGCTACATAGCCTCAAAGGGAGCGGCATATGCCAAACACACTCATCATCAAGCGTTCATCTGTTGCTGGCAAGGTTCCCGTTGCTGGCGACCTTCAAGTTGGCGAGTTGGCCGTCAACCTTGCTGACGCAAAACTGTATTCCAAAAACGCTGGAGGCACTGTCATCCAGTTGGGCGGAGGCGGCGGGTCTGGTGATGTTGTGGGGCCAGCCACAGCAACCGACAACGCGCTGGTGAGGTATGACGGCACGACCGGCAAGCTGGTGCAGAACAGCACCGCGACCCTCAGCGACACCGGCAACTTGGACACCGCAAGCGTCAAGGCGGATTACTTTGACCTTGACACGGCGGCGACCGCACCCGCAAGCGCAGTTGGCCGAACCTATTGGGATGACGGCAGTGGCGCGTCCGTATTGGGCCTGAAGGGTGGCAATGTTGACTATTACAGCGGTCAACAGGAGTTTGCCCGCGTGTACAACGGTTCTGGCGCGGCCATGACCAAAGGTCAAGTGGTTTACATTGTGGGCGCACAAGGCAACCGAATTGACGTGCGTTTGGCGCGTGCCAACGTGGAGGCAACATCCGCCAACACAATCGGTTTCGTGGCTGAGGCCATTGCCAACGGCGCGGAAGGATGGGTGCAAACCACAGGCCCACTACCCAAGCTGGACACAAGCACCCTTACAGCGGGACAAGTTTTGTATTTGTCGCCAACGACTGCGGGCGCATACACCACGACCAAGCCACAAGCACCCGACCAGCTTGTCGTTGTCGGCTTTGTTGAGCGCGTGAGCGCAACTGTTGGCTCAATCTACATCAAGGTCAACAACGGCTATGAACTGGACGAATTGCATGACGTTCAAATCACAACCCCAACGTCCGGCAACACGCTGATTTACAACGCGACAACAGGCGTTTGGCGCAACGCCAACATCACCGCAGGGTCTGGCGTCAGCGTCACCAACGGCGCGGGCAGCATCACGATTGCGAACACGGGCGTGACAAGCGTTACTGGCACAGCCCCTGTTGCAAGCAGTGGTGGCGCGACACCGGCAATCAGCCTTGCCAGCGGCTATGGCGACACGCAAAACCCATACGCCAGCAAGACGGCCAACACGTTCCTTGC